GGTAAGTGTCATTCGCCACGCCACCCCCAATCGTCACTGCAGTCGTTTTGCTAATCACAGCCAGGTTCGCAGCATCGACGATGACGCAGTGTCCCTTGCTGGCCTGATCTTGCAGCCGTTCGCAGGCCAGCAGGCTCTTGAGCTTGGTCAGCAGATAGATGTCACCGGTCTCGTTGTCATGCTCGGTCATGAGCTTATCGGTGCGGTGCATTTCTTCCACGGGAGCGGCCTGCGCCACTCCCAGCCATCCCAGCGCGAGCGCCAGCAGGGTCACGGTGATCCATCGTCGTGTCATGATCTGTCCTTTCCTCAAATCTTCTTCCGAATCGTGTAGGTGATGGGCTTCAATTGCGTGAGCACCTTGTTCCCGGCATCGGTCACCACCACATTCAGCCGCATCGACGACTCAGTGCCCGATGGCACCGCCAATTCCCCGGCGGCGAACTGATAGGAGACGCGACCGGCCGCCGCGTCGAGAATACTCATCGTCTGCTGCACGGGTGCCCCGCCGTTGATCGTCCAGCGGAGCACCACCGTCGCCCCCGAGAGGTCGATCGGCGTCTTGGTCTTTTTGTTGACCAGGGTGTAGTCGACCACCGTCCCCGTATCGTCTTCGACTAGATCGATCGCCATGCCGCCCCCTTACGCCAGCGTGAAGAAGCTCGCGCCGAAATCGACCGTCAGTGATTCGCCATCGGCCAGCGTGATCGCGCTGCCATAGTCGTAGTAGGCCACGAGCGGATCGGCCGGCGTGGTCGGCGTGTCGTTGTAGATGATGGCGTAGCGGAACGGGCCGATGCTGCCCCCGCTTGCGGTAATCACCACATCGACCGCCGTGGCGGTGGCGGTGCCCCCTGATTCCGACAGGTCGTTCTGAATGTCGACGCCCCCGGCCGTGTAGCCGTTCCCCGCCGAGATCTCCGCGATGTCGGCCTTGACCGTGTGCGTCGCCACGTTGGGCGCGGTGTTCGAGAGGTACACCTTCAGCGTATGCCCCGCCGCGCCGGAAACCAGCGCCCCTGTGTTATCGAAAATTGGGAACGTGACCCGATACGCTACCCCGTACAGCGGACGCGGCGAGGCATCGGTTGACGCTGAGAACGCCACAAGAGGCGCGAACATCGCCGCGACGAGCAGCGAGAGTGCAAAGCCGTGAAGCAGTTTTTTCATGGTAAGGGTCCTCCTAGTCCGAGTGAATTCATGCCGGGAATGGTCCCGCCGCGCAGGTGGGCGGGTTGTCCGTCAGGCGCAGCCCGAAACGGTGCCGCCACTAACGCTGCATAATCAGCGGTGGTCCATGAGTGGGACATGGTGACCGTGGCACCTCCAGGCTCCGTGGAGCCTTGATCCTGCGTGCTGTTTGAGTTTGTGGTGTTCAGCCATTGCTCAGTCTGCCCTGCCCCGACCGTGATCGATGAGCCGGACGAGGCGAGCGCTAGACAGGAGAGCACGAGTTCATCGGTCGCACTGGACACGTTGACGGACAGGCTGGTGGGGTAGGTGCCTGGCGCGGTGCTTTGCGGGGTGCCCACGGGCGTCGTTTGATCGACCCCGAACATGGAAAACGCGACTATACGCGGCGCGTCGGTCTGATCCCAGACGGTATCAATCGCAATGGAGCCGGTTTTGCTCCCGAGAGCGCGGCCCCACATTTCCACACGGACATTTGCGGAGTCCACTGTGTCAATGGCTGTCACAATATGCGCACCGGCGCTTCCGTCAATGGTCACGCTGGTCACATCGGCAGCAGGCGAGCTGCGCGTAAACGCGCAGACGCCCACGTACACATTGGACCCGGTCCCGATCACATGGTTGAACGTATTGGAGGTGCCGGACGCGGCCTGCTGCGTGGTGTCGGCGTCATAGGTCACCGCCGCCCAGGAAGGCGAGGCCAGCAGCATGACGATAAGGAGCCCTGCAAGTTGTCGCCTCACCATCCCTGCTTCCTCCCGTTGTAGCGCATGCCGTTAATCCCCTGAGCCCGAACAAACGCCCCCGCTGACGATACGAGGTATTCATACGCCCCGATGTCACAGGCCGAGCCCTGGCAACGCGCTGTCCCGATGTAGTCCGTTGCGACCGTGGCCGATAGGTCTGCCCCCGCGTCCCTCGCCGTGCTGCCAGCTTGCAGAGAGAAATTGAGCGCGGCCGCATCGGTGAACGAGGGTGAGCCGGTCACGCTGCACCCCGTGGCGGCAGAAGGACACAGATTTGTGCTGCGAGCCGTGCTCGTGCCGAAGTCTGAAACCGGCGTCGTGAGGGTTGCGAAAATATTGTTGATGATTTCGGCGGCAGAGACGCCGGAATCGCCGACCTCCACTCCAGTTGTCACGTCATAGCATGTATTGTGATAGAGCAGCGGAGCGGTCGCCGGACCATACAGCTGCATGCAGCCGGTGTACTTGACGGGGTAGGAGCCCTGCCCGACGACAATGTTGTTATAGGCCTTGTTTCCGCTCCCGGTCGCCATCACCATCCCGTAGGCCGTTCCCGTCGCCCCGGTCTTTCGGCCAATGACGATCGTGTTGCGGATCGTGACATTGGTGTGTCCGTTGGTCGTCGCGCTGTAGACGTGCCATCCATAGCCTTGATTGCCGAGAGCGGAGCTCCCGTCGATCAGCAGATTGTTCGAGCAGGAGAAGTACACTCCATGCTCCAGGTTGGCGTTGTCTCCATTGCCGCTGACTTCTGTGTCGATGATTTCAATTGAATCCGGCTTGGCTGATGGGCAGGTGCCGCTCCCTCCACCGATCCCGTCCTGGCCGAAGTTACGAACCGTCATGGTCTGGAACCGCACATGGTTTGCGCCATTGACGAGACGCATGCCGACTCCACCGCCTACACTGCCAGGCGCCGCACCTTGCACGATGAAGCGGCTTCGGCTGTCGCCCTGCCAAATCAGGTACGCGATCCCACCCGTCGAAATGGTGTGATCCATGTTGAACCCGCCCGCCGTAATCGTGACGGTTTCCCCAGCGTAGTTGCTGATCCGTGTCGCGGTGCCCCAGGAAGACGCCCCGGCCCCATAGGTATCCGTGGCAACATTTCCATAGGTCCCGCTCACCGTGTAGTCTCCGGCGCGGATATAGAGCTGATCGCTCGCCACCAGCGCCCGTATTCCTTCCTCAACCGTCTTGTACCCAGGGCCGTCGCTGCCTGTGCAGGTGCGATTCGCCACGCTGTAGGAATTGCCGGAACAGGTGGCCGACAACGAGCCATCGACGTACTTCGGCGAGACCGCACACAGCACCGACCACAGCACCAGCATGGCCGGCAGCGTCAGCAGCGCCAGCGCCAACAGCGCAAGACGGATGATCATGGCGTCAGGCCTCCCTTGGTGGTCGTCGTCTGGATGGTCGACATGGTCTTCTGATAGGCCGCGAGCGTGGACTCCAGGCTCTGCACGCGCAGCGCGAGGCCTTCCGTTTCGTAGGATCGTGCGGGCAGCGCGGCCTCGAGGGCGGACAGCCTCGTCATGATCCCGTCGTATTCGTCTTGGGTCAGCATCACCATGGGAATCGGCATCGTTATCTCCTGCAGATCAGCGTGATAGTCCGTGAGCCGTTCTTGAGCGCCCCGGTCGTCTGCTGCACACCACGCGGACAGGCCCCCACCTGATAGTCGACCGAGAGGCGGCCGTCGGCCTGCTGCACGTTGGTGAAAATGGCCGGTTGCGGAGGCACCGGTGGCGGCGTGGGATCAGGAACCGGCGCTGGCGGTGGTGGTGTCGGGACTGGTATCGTGCCAACCTCCACGGCGGTGCAGGCTGGCCCCGCAGGCGTCTCCGAGAGCCAGAGGCCGACCCGGTCGCCCTGGACGGCACGGGCATCGAGGCACATCCATCGATCGGTGGCGGGCTCGTCCGGCAATGACTTAAAGGTGCTGGTGAAGGTCGTCGCGGTGCCCGGCTGATCGGGAAGCGGCATCCAGGCTTGTGCGGCAAAATGTTTCCAGCGGAATTCGTACCGATCGACCGGCGTGGACGGAAGATCCCAGGTAGCGGTGAAGCGATCGCTCTTGATGGCGGCGAGCGACGTGAGCCACAGCAGGGCGAAGGACCCGATCAGCAGGACAGATCGCCGCATCACTGCACCCTCAGATTCGTGGGCATGTTCGGCGGCAAGGGCGGCGGTGGCGGTGGTGCGGTGCCTCCACCTCCCCCGGCCCCGCTGCTCACATACCAGTCGTCGGTGTCATACCAATCGTCGAACGTGCGGCAATCGTTCGGCGGAGTCGTCGGGCCGACGCTCGTGTTGCGGGTGGCGCATTGGCCGTCCCAGGTGTGGTTCGTCTGCACGCTGATGAAATCCCAGGCTGGGAAATTGACGTTGGTGTAATTGGTGCGGACCACGCCGTCGACCACGACTCGGATGGTGCCATCCTTCGAGGTTTCCGAGGTGCTCCGGATCATGGTGATTTCCACCTTGTGGACCTGCCCTTCCAACACCGGAGAGGCATTCACATTCGGCAGGATCACAAAGCTGCTGCCGTTGCAGTCGCCATAGAAGTTCGACAGATGGCAGTTATTGACGGTGACGGCCTGGAGAAAGACACTGATGACACGGGAACCGTTCGAGCTCCCATAGTAATGCAGGCCCCAGAGCGCCCCACCGCCGACCTGGCTGTTCGTCATCATGAAGCCGTACTTGTTAGCGGCGTTGTTGTAGCCGCCGAAGGGATTACTGGTCCGGAAGGTGAACCCCCAGAAAATGCTACGCTTGGCCGGGAAAAAGCATTCCAGCTGCGTGCCGCCGACAGACTGCCCGGCGGGTTTCGTTTCCCGCAGGAATGAGGTCGGCGAGGTCCAGCTGCTGCCATCCGACAGAATGGCCGCATAGGTTCCCGACGGATCTGGATAATAGTCGCTGCAGGTGCCCCCGTTGGTCTTGTCGTTGAACTGATGCCGCAGCAGTTGCGACCATCCGGCGGGCTCGTCGGGATACAACACGCTGGCCTGTCCCGGCGCGGCCACCAGGAGCAGCAGGAGCGCACAGACAGCACGGAGAGCACGGGTCATAACAGGTCCTCCTGAAAATCAAAGGGCACGGCGGTGGAGACCGCCGAGGGCGGTGGCGGTGGAGGCGGTGGAGGCGGTGGCGCCCCAGCGGCGCAGACCGGGCTCGTGAAGCCGTTGCTTCCGCCTGCGTTGGTGGCCTCGATGCGGTAACAGTCGCCGGTATTGGTGCCGATGTTGTGCGCGTAGGAGACGGTGTTCGCCGGGAGACAGGCGTTGATGTCCACCCAGTTCGGCGCGGACTGATCGGTTTCCCACTGCAAATGGAAGCAGGTTTCGTTGTCGCTGTTGTCGTTCCAGCTGATGACGCGCTGCGTGCCGGGCGTGGAGCCACCCCCGCCAGCGCCTCCCACCGGCTTGATGGGCACCCCGAGCATCGCCCACTGTGGTGTGCCGCTGATCGTCCAGGCCGAGACGGTGCTCGGCGAGCCGGTCATGTAGCCGCTGGCGCCGTGCGTGAAGCCGTTCGCATCGAAGAGGCTCCAGTTCGTGGTCTGCCCCGAGGCCGGTGACGGCGTGCCGCCGGCAGCCATGGAGCCGAGGCAGTCCTGCACGATCTCGCCGCTGTTGCTGGGGACGGTGACGCTAGCCGGTGAGCCCGAGCCCGTGGCCGGGACAGCGGGCCCGTTCGGTGTGGTCGGGTCCACCCCGTTATAGGAGACAGCCCCGATGACCGCGCCGGTATAGGCCCCCGAGAAGGTGACGGAGAGGTTCGCGGTCGCGGCGGGTGGATTCGCCAGGCCGAACAGATAGACGCGGCACTGATTCCCGCAGGCGGCGTTGCTCACGGTGCCGATCAAGGTCAGCGGCAGCGCGTTCCAGGTCTGCGCCGTGACGGTGGGCGTGCTGGCGTAGTGATAGACGGTCACGCAGACGCCGAGCCAGGGATCGGCCCCGGCCACTGTATGCGCGACGGTGCAGGGATTTGGACTGCCAGCGCACGACGTCGAGGTGGCACTGTTGCGTGTGATGGCCGCCTGCCCCAGATCGACCAGGGAGAAGAACAGCAGCGCAATGAGCAGCAGTCTCTTCATCAGTGTTTCCACACATCCGCGCGCAGCGTGCCGCTGGCGGCATCGATCGCGCCCCCTGAATGATTCTTCAGCACGGCGCGCACGGTATCGGCGGCGCTGACGTAACAGGAGATCTGCCAGAGATCGGCGGTGATGGTCGTATGGCCGCAGGTGACGGTATCGCCCACGGCGGCCCCGCTCACGGTGAGCGTCGTGCTCGTTTGCGAGCCGGCCGAGACGCTGGGCGGGTCATACGTCGCGGTGGCGCTCAGGTGTTTGGCCACAGCCGCGCCCATGGTTTCCCCACTGTTCACCGTGCCGCGATTCTGGAAGAAGCTGACGGCGGTGAGGCCGTTCACATTGATCCAGTCGGCCACGTTGGCATTGCTGCCGATGTTGCCGCTCACGTCGCTGTTGTCGAGCTTCTGAAGATCGAAGGAAAAATTGGTGGTGCGCGAGCCGCCCGAACGGGTATCGCCTGCGTGGTTGCCCCGGAAGGTCACATTCGTCGAATTGGGCGGCGTGCTGCCGGTGGTCGCGGCGGTGGTAAATTTGAACCCGCGCCGGTTGTCGACCGAGATGCCGTTGTCCCAGGCCTGGTTCCCGCTGATGTCGGTATCCCGAATGGAGCGGAAGGTGAACCCCTCACCCTGGTTCCGATAGGCGTGATTGCCCTTGACCGTGCAGCGCACACAGCCGATGACATAGCCGTCGTCGGCTGAGCCTTCGGAATAGTTCCCTTCGATCGACATCTCTTCGATGCCGCCGATGGTGGAGAACTGGCTATAGTCGTCGAGCTGAATGGAGACGTTGTCGAGGGTGTTGTTCCGGACAATGTTGTTCGCGATGATCGACCGGCGGGCATAACCCCACTTGCCGGCCGTTTCCCCGGTGTTTCCCGCATAGCGGATGCGGATGCCCCGACCGGCATTCGAGTAGATGTTCGCGCCGATGATCTGCACGCGATCCCCGCCGAACTCAACCTCGATCCCGCTGCCCGCGTTGCTGTAGTAGTAGCCCCCGAGTACTTCAATGTCGCGGGCGTGGGATTCCAGCAGCAGCCCCGCGCCGATCGTGCCATCGTGCGCGCGCACATTGATGAGCGTGGCTCTGGTGACTTGCGGATTCGAGGGCGAGGCGGCGGCAAACCCAAGATAGACGCCATAGCCACAACTGCTGGTCTCCACATTGGCAATGGTGACATCGGTACTGTTATTGCCTGCCCACACCCCGGCATAGAGGCCATCGAGCCGGATTGAGCTGATCCGCGGGCTGACCGCGCCGATCAGCAGCACGCCGACGGTGTTCTTGTCGGTGTTGACCTGCGTCGGGCCGGTGATTTTCCCTCCGACGACGCGCTGATTCGATCCGACGAGGGCAATGGCTGACAGGACGTTGTAGGTCCCATGGACGCCGGAGCGCCCTGTACCGGTCATGCCGTTGATGTCCAGCGTGGCCCCGACCATCCTGATCAGCAGGCCGTGGTAGCCGGTCTCAAGTTCGCTGTTCCAGGTGTACGTCCCTGGCAGAATTTCGAGGATACCGGTATTGGCGGCACTCGGCAGACTGTCGTGGCATTTCTTCGCCGCGACACTGTCGTCGACGCCGTCGTTCGGGATCGCCCCGCACCAGCCGATGGAGACGGTGCCGGGATTCGTGAACGCCAGCGCCGCCGTCCCGGTAAAGCTGAAGATCTGCGCGCGCGGGTTGCACTTGAACTGTTCCGGCGAATGGCCGGTGAGCGTCACGCCGGTGGCGATCTGAAACACCCCCGAGCCGGTACATTCGACAGTAATGTTCTGCGGAATGGTCAGGTTGCTCGCCACCGCCTGCGCATTCGAGATGCGCAGGGTTTTCACGCTGGAGCCGATCGCAGTCACGGCCGCATTGCAGGACGCGTAGGAGGCGCAATCGACCAGATCCGTCACGCCCCCGCCCACCCCGTTGATGGTGGTCTGGATGCGGTCCCACATGCCTTTGGTGAGGTTCAGTTCGAAACAGTAGACCTTGCCCGCCGTGTTATGCGCGACGGCGGTGGTGCCCTCCTGCCCGCGCGAGATCGTGAAGGTGTCACCGGCTCGATTGGTCACCGTGACGATTTCGACGTTCGGGTCCGCGCTGGCGCGGTTGTAATCGCTACAGTTCCACCAGACGAGCGGGTACGTATAGCTGCTGGGAAATTTCGAGCCGGTGCCGGCTGCCACGATCACGGAGGTGGCCGCCGCGTCGTACCCGGTGCTCATCGTGGTCTCGGCAAAATTCGTGATGGGATCGAGCGCGGCCAGTGCCAGCCCATTGCCCAGGCAGAGCCACAGCAGCAGGGCCAGCAGGAGATCTCTCGTCTGTCGTCGCATGCGTCTCCCCCTAAAACTCAATGATCGTCACGCCGTTTTGTCCGGCCGTCCCCGCCACCCCGGCATTGCCGCCAATCCCTGGTGCCATACCGCCCCCGTGCATCAGCACGTCGGCCGTGCCCGCTGCCGCTTGTGCGGTGCCGTGGTGGTAGAACCACAGCCCGTTTCCGCCGCCGCTGCTCGATCCAATCCCTGGTGCGCCCCCTGGCCCTGCGTTGGCTGAGAAGTTGAACCCTGTTCCGACCAGCGTGGAGTGGCCCGCGTCAGATCCGGCGGTTCCATCCGCGCCCGCGCTGCCGCCCGCGCCTCCGGCGCCCCCGGCGCCGTTGGTGACAGCAATCGTGGCCCCTGGCGTGACCGTCAAGGTCGCCTCGACATATCCGCCCCGGTATCCTGACACTCCGAATCCGCCCCCATCGCCGCCGCCTCCCCCGCCGCCGCCTCCCGCCCACATCCGCACGCGAATCCTTGTGACATTGGCCGGGACAATCCAATTCGTCAGGCCTGTCGCCGAGATCACCACGCGCCGGATGCGTTGATTGCCGTCGAGCAGGCGCTGATCGGTCGATGCGGTGATAGCGGTGCCGTTGGTCACCACCGTGCCGAGCTTGATGGCATCGGCGGGATAGGTGCCCGTCGTGTTGTCTTCGATCTGCACATTCGTGGCGAGGCCACTCGCCGAGATGAGCTTGACGAAGATGTGACTGGTGGAACTGGCCGGCAGCGTGACGTTGGTGGCGGCCCAGGTGACGTAGTACCCCGAGATATAGGCCGACCCCGCCGGCACGATCAGGACCAGGTTCGCCGCCGAAGTCGGCAGCGCGTTCCCCGTGATCTGGTAGCTGATGGCGTTGACCGCCTTGTGCCACTCGCGGATGTACTTTTCGAGCAGCCGCTTGCCGTCGTTGGCGACGCCCCCGTTGACGTCGTTTTGCGAGGGCTGAATCAGCGGCGTCGTGGTGTTGGTATTTCCCATCGCGCTCCTAAGCCAGGATCAGTTCCCAATTCACGACAATGACCACGCTCGAGGTTTTGGCGATGCCGTTGATCGCGGCGCGGGCCAGAATGCGCGGCTGTGCCGAGGCCAGTCCGGTCATGAGCGCGATCTCCTGATAAGTGAACCCGTTCCCCGTGGTGGTGCCCATGAACCCCGCGATCACGACCTGCTTGTCACCCTTCGAACGGGCGACAATTTCATTGCGCACCTGTTCGGCATACAGCCCCGTATCGGTGACCGCGGGCGCGGTGCCATTGGTGCCCCAGGCGATGTGCGTGGGCGGCGTCGGATTCTCTCCGGCGAGGAAATCCCGCAGAATGTTGAGGCCGTTGCCGAACCCCGCGACGGTGTTTGCAACTACCTTGTTCGGTCTCCATTCATGCAAGCGCATCCGATGGCGCGACTCCTGCTCCATCCGCAGCAGCCGACCAGGATCGTCGAGAATGAGCGGCTCGAACTCCGCAATGAACACACCCAGGCGGACGCGGCCAATCGTGCCCACTCGATCATTCACCTTGATGCGCCTCACCTGCCGCAGGTTCATCCGACCTCCGCATAGCCGTAGTCATCCACGCCGCAGACGGCGATGTGCCCGGTGTCGGTGGTGACGGTGATGAAATCGGTGAGGCTGACGGTGTCTTGCGCGATGGCGACTTCGCTGATCACATCGTCGGGCGAAATGGTGACCGCCACCCCGCGCGAGAAGAATTTATCGAAGAATTCGTAGTACGTGCCTTTGAGCTCGCCGGTGACGGCGGTGACGCGGTGCCGTCGGCGATCCACCGCGACCAGTTGCGTCTCGATCGCCGTGACAAGCATCGGGACATTCACCACCCCGAGCGTCGGCAGATTGATCGTGACGGTCTGCCCGACGGCGAGGCCGACCACATCGGTCTCAAACTCCAGCGTAGCGTCGAGCGTGCCGAACCGCCGCAGCGCGCCGCGGGCTTTCGCGATGACCACATCGAGGCCGTCGAGGGTGCTGTCCTGATCGACATACTCATAGCGCCCCGACCCGCCTTCGATGGCCTGGCGTTCGGCCACCCCAGCGGCGCTGACCAGCTTGGTCGTAATCGGGCCATAGCGGCCTTGATAGTGGACCTCGACCCGTGTCCCTTTGGGCACTAGCGGGAAAGCGGGATCTTGGTTCACGCCGTTTTGATCTTTGTTCCAGAGCCACTCTTTGCTGCCGGCGTCATCGACGCCCCGGATGCCGATCGAGCCATTGAGCCCGGCCACTTTCACACTGATGAGCGAGACGACGGGATAGCCGGTCGGAATGGTCCGCCCGATGCCGTCCATCTCCCAAAAGTCGGTGATGGGATCGGTGATCCCCTGGCCGCCGGTGGCATATTGCGTATTGCGAAAGTCGGCGAGGGTGCGGGAGACCCGGCAGGAATCGACGAGGAACACGGCGTTCGCATCGCTGATGTCGAACGGCGCGAGGGAGGCGAACTTCGGAAAGAACTGCATTACCCCGTATTGGTCGATCGTCCAGTGATAGCCGGTCAGGTCGCGGATCTGGTCGAAACATTCCGACGCGAACTTGCGGGCAAAGACGGCTTTCTGGATGGTGGGCCCTTCCTGCACGCCGTCGGCGCTGATGCCGTCTCCAGCGAGGTACTTGCTGATGATGTGCCGGATGATGGCCCCGCCGGTGGTGTTCTCGTAGACTTCATTGACGGTCAGCCGGTCCGCGATGGCCGTCAAATCCACACAATTCGCCCGCACGCGCACCTGATCGGTTCGGCCTTCGACGAAGGTCACGTCGAGATCGTGCACCATGCCCGCCCAATAGCGGACGTTGCCGAAAAGCACGAGGACCCGCTCGCCCAATTGCGGGCGGTAGTTGTCCTTGATAATCAATTGGAGGTCACAGGTATCGCGGCTGTTGAGCTCTTCCGAAACGCGCCAGGTATTGGCCTCCAGATAGCCCGTGACGTCGGTCGATCCGATCCGCACGAGGAACCCCGCCCCCGAGCCGCCCGCGCCGCCGGTGCGCCGCGCGCCTGCGCCGAAGGGCACCGTGCTAAATGGTCCTGCGCCGAACGCCATTAGCGATTGCCTCGCTTCATCCGGTAGACCTTTTGCGTGTTCTGCATGACATAGGCCGCCGTGCGTCGGCCGTCTTCTTCGAAGATGATGGTCGTGCCGCCGCCGCTCAGCCCCATCGCTTGCTGCATGAAGGCGGCGCCCCGGTCGTTCAACGGGATAGCGGCTTCCGGATAACCGGCTTCGGCCATGAGCCCCAAGGTCGGACCCATCGCAATTCCGCCCTTTTCTAACGCCATCGCACCGGACAACGCACCCGCTGCCCCGGCAGTCGCGCCGGCCAGTGCCCCTTGCCCAGCCGCCACGGCAGCGGTACCCAATCCCTGCACGGCCGCAGCCGCACCGGCATAGGCTGGTGCGAGCGGCGCCCCGACGATGCTGGCCTTGAGAGCGGAGGCAATCGCGGCAAAGATTCCCGCCGTCGCCTCCACAATCGCCATGCCCGCGCCGAGACCGGCTTCGCCGACGGCGAGCATCCCCGCGATCGCTGATCCGGCCATGCCGACGGCTTGCTTGTTGGCGGCTTCTTCTTCGACGAGACGCTCACCGAGAAACGCGGTGGTGATGGCGCTCTTTGCGGACTCCAGCGCCTCCTGCATGCCCAATTCTTTGAGCTGGCTGAGCGCCAGCTGGGCGACCCATTGCTCGAGAAACTGCAGGCCGGTGGTGAGCATCGTGGTTTGCGTCTGTTGCCAGACGGCCTGGAAATTCCCGTTCCCCATGGCCCACTGCGCGATGGCGTTGTTCCATTGCCCGGTGATGGCGGAAAGAGAAAAGGCGTTGCTGTTGACGATGGCCTGCAGCTGCTGCTCCCAGAACGTCGGGAACTGCTGCACGGCCTGCATGCGTTTGACCTGCATGTCGCGATCGAGCGCGGCGACTTTCACCGTATAGTCTTCCTCGAGCAGGAGCCCTTTGGCGCGGTTCTCCTCGAGGACGGCCATGCGGCGGGCTTCTTCGACTTCGAACGACATGAAGGCCGCGGCGCGGGCGTTGTCGGCATTGCCGATCAGTTGTGGCGCTTGTTGGTAGAACGCGGCTTGCAACCGGAAGAGGCTATCGGCGGCTTCTTGTTCGCGCTCGAGGTCGTGAATGCGTGCCTCGGCGAAGGCTTGCCGCTGTTTTTCCTGGTCAAGATTGGCTTGCCCGGCCTCGGCATTCATCAGGGAGAGGTGCAGCGCCTCCTGATAGTTCAGCTCCGGCATCAGCTTGAGCAGCCCCATGACCGCTTTTTCCCGGTCGAGAATGGCCTGGCTGGGCTTGTAGGCTTCGAACTGTTGGTTGTTGAGCTCTTCCTGCTGCTGCAGCTGTTGCGCGAAGGCGGCGTTCCGTTCTTTCGTTTCCCGGTCAATGATGGCGAGGGTGGTCTTCGCGAGGGCTTCCTGTGCATGGCCTTCCGCCTGCAGCAGCTTGAATCGCTCAATCGCCTGATTGCGGATCTTCATGCCGAGCCGTTCCTGCGCGGCCCCCTGCTGCTCGTAGAGCTTCACATGGGCGTCGAGCTGTTCCCCGACGTCGGTGGTGCGCGCGGCGATCTCGTCCATCTTCTGTTTCGTTTCGCCGAGGCGCTGCGGAATGATCGCGAGACTAGGCGCGATGATGTTCTTCAGGATCTCGCCCCATTTCCCCCAGGTGGAGGTGGAACCAGAGCCGCCCTGATCGGCCTTGACCTCGTTCATCGCCTGCAAGTAGCGGCCGATCCAGCCGACGCCGTCCGACAAGGCATTTGTGACGGAGCTGACTGCCGGCGCCATAAGCCCCGCGAACTGATAGGAGACGGACTTCGTCGCCACCCCGAGCCGGTCGAAGGCATCATCCGCCCCGCTCAAGGCTGACAGCGTGGTGTCGGACAGCACGGCCCCGAATCGCTTCGCGGCTTCCATGCTCTCCTTGAACCCTTCCGACCCTTTGTTGAGCAGCGGAATCATGTCGAGGCCGGATTTCCCGAAGAGCTCCACGGCGAGACGCGCCTTCTCGGCCCCGTCGGGCATTTCCTTGAACCGGTCGGCCAGTTGGAGAATGACGGCTTCCGTGGTCTTGCCGGTGACGTTCAGCTCTTCGAAGGTGTTGGCGGCCTGGCTCGAGGGATCGGCGGCCTCGACCATCATCTTCGAAAGCGCCTTCATGCTGGTGGTGAGGTGATCCGTCGACAGGTTGTTTTCCGCGAGCGCGACGCTCCACTGCTGAATGACCTGCTTGGCGATGCCGGTTTTCTGGCTCACCATCTCGATCTGTTCGGCGTGCTCTCCACCAGCCTTCACGGCGGCAATCGTGGCCGTGGTGAGTGTGGCCAGGACCGCAGCGCCCGCCTTGCTCACCTTGCCGATGCTGTCTCCGAACCCGTCGGCGTCTTTGGCCGCCTTGTTCAGGTTCTTCGTCAGGTCATCGATGTCGGCCTTGATCCGGAGGACCAGGCTGCCCAGCTCACCCATAAATCGCCCCGAGCCCCTTCACGTAGTTCAGCATCTCGTTCGGCGTCTGCGTTTTCCGTCGTTTGCGCTTCACCATCGACTTCGGCATGAAATCTTCCGCCGTATACGGCTTCTTTCCCTTCTTGCGGTGCAGGTTCGCGAAGGTGGCTGCGATCAATCCCGCCCGCCAGAAGTCCATCTCCGGCCCAAACGGTTCGAGCTGCGCATAGGCCTGCCACTCCTGCAGCTCTTCAACGGTCACCCGACGCAGAACCTCGCGGACCGAGCAGCCCCAGGCGAGGGCTAACCGGAAATAGAATCGGCGTTCTGGTCGGGCTTCGAGTTTTTTACGAGCTCCTCCCGGCCGTCATCCGTCTCCGCGTTCAGCTCGAGCGCCGCTTTCCACACCCGGTCGAGAACCAGCGTGTTCCGCGTGCCGAGCGCCTCGACCTGATCCAGTGTGAACAGCGGCTGTTTCTGCTCATCGCAGATCGCGACAGCCAGATAGCGGGCCCGGAGCCCGACGTCATTGACCTCGGACTTGCCGTTCCGCACAACGTTCACCGCCTGCGAGAACAATTCTTTTTCCAGGCCGCTGAGCGAGCGCACATAGACGTGGCCGCCCCATTCCGGGACCTCGACCCGTTTGCTCCGCCGATCGTCTGCGCCGAGAATGTCAGCCGCCGTACAACACTTGGACATGATGCAAAGACCTCCCCCTAGGATCGCTTACGGGATCCGGATGACCGCGATGTTCATGGTGCTGGCGCTGGTGTCGATGTAGATCTGGCCGCCGCCCTGATCCCAGCCGACGAGGTTGCCGACCCAGAACATGGAGAATTCCCCGGCGCCGACCGAATAGGTGGAGATGTCGCCCTTGCGAGCGTATTGGTCCGCGACGCTGGTGAAGGTGACGGTTCCGGCGACGCCTGCGGTGTTGCGGACCAGGATCAGCTCCCGGCCCGTGCCGACGAAGTAGTTGCCGTTCGTGTTGTCGCTCGCCGCGATGGTGACATCGAGGGAATCGGCCGCGACCGGTGTGGACAGGTACGGACCTTTTGCGGTTTGCACGGTGATGGCGGTTCGGGCCGCCTCGGCCACTCCGCCGAAGAGTGCGGTGATCATCACCGCCATGAGCCCAATGACCGAGATAGTGCGTGTCAACATACGATCCTCCCTGCTCATCTGTGGCCCGGGCGTTGCCACCCGGGCCGATTCAGTTATCCGGCGGCGCTTAGGCCGGGAATGTCGGCTTCGTCGTGATCGTGATCGTGATGCTCGCTCCCAGGACGTCATCCACCGGCATGTCATTCTCAAAGCTGGTGACAATGCCCTCGAACGCCCACTCGGTGGCGCCCACGTCTGGGAACACGAGCTTCCAGTTGTGTTTGCCGCGGGCCTGCAGGTCCGCCAGCAATTGCTTATGCTGCGAATTGGTCGGGATGAAGTTGAGATCGAATGAGATCTCGCCCCAGTCGATGAGGCTGGCGATCTTTTCGCGCCCCGCGCCGGAGACGGCTGAGCTGTGCGTGGTGACGTCGAGCACGTCGGTCGACATGCTCGGACCGGAAATCGACTTGACTTCCGCGATGGTGGCGAAGGTTTCTATCGGCGTGGCGCCGTCGCCGCGCTTTAAGAGAACGCCGTAAGCGGCAAGTGCTTGAGACATGGAGGCCTCCCCGGATTGACCGAGGAGGCATCAGTGCATCGTGTGACGGCCGGCGAGGCCGTGAGACGGTGCGGCGTGCTCGGGTATGGTTGTGCATTACTCATAGGACTTGACCCACTTTTCCACGGCGGCAATCGCCATGCGTGCCGCGCGGATCAGCTCTAACAACATGACTTTCGTCGGTGCCGACATCTAGCGATTCACCCGTGGATCGTGCATATCGTGCCGATAGTCGACCGTAAAGCGCAGTGCGATGGCCAGGTGCGGCAGCTGCTCATCGATGGCGCATTCCATCCAGTCCGGGCTTTCCGTCTTGATGGCAAGGCCGCCGTGCGTGCCATCGGCCATCACGCAGCGTTCCACATCTGCCCCCAAACTGTTGAGCAGCGCATCCCCCGACCGGCTTTCCCCCGCCCCGGGTCGCGTCACGATCGCGACGAACACCTCGAGACGGCGCTGCGTGGCCGGGAAGGCCTTGCGTTCAGTCTGGACCAAGTCTTCCCCCTGGCTGACATACAACACGGGCACCTCAGTCACGCTCAGGCCATCGAGCCCGTACCGCTGCACACTGGCGACGTCGCTCTCATAGCCGTTAGCAATGGTGATGCGCGCCAGCCTGGCGACCAGGTTCGACAGGATGCGCTCTTTCACGGACTCGGCCATCAGATCGACCTCACCACTCGCTCGAGCGAGCGTTTGACGGATACTTCCACCCCACGCGCCCCGGCCTCGGCAATCTTTTGCGCGACCTCTGGCGCCATCTCTTTCACGCGGACTCGTAGATGCGTGCGCTTCGGAATGGTCACCTGTTTGACCTTGGCGACGATCTGCCCGGTGCCCCGCCCCGTTTTATGCGCCCGGATGTACAGATATTCCCCGCGGCGCGGCCGGAACGTGAACCCCTCTTCATGCGTGCGCAGGCCCTTGCTGATACCGATATTCGCGCTGATGTCTTCGCCGTCCCGTCCGGAGACGAAGGTAAAGACCTGCTTGCCCTTCTTGAATTGCCCGCCCTCGATGCCTGGCCTCCCCGAGAGATCCTTGCGGATGAACACCTTGCGGACCCGCTGGCCGCCACGCTTAGCCTCTGAGCGCATGAAGCGCAGCTTGGTTTTCTGGCTGTCCCGGAACCCCTCCGCGAGCTCCTTGGCGCCCAGCGCTTCGAACACCAGGCCGCTCATGCCTGCACCAACAAGGTGAACATGCCGCCATCCGAGGGCACCAGGCCCACGTCTTCCTGCACGATCTTGGTCACCGTGAATTCCGTCTCGTCCTCATCGTCGAGCTGGCGCTTGAAGCTCACTTTGTCATGCCCCTCAACCACCGCGAGCACCCCCTGCTCCGCATCTCTCGGAATCTGCAATTCAATGGTGTTGGCGTGATAAGCAGTGCGACCGACCTCCTGCTTTTGCAGTGGCCGGCGGTTGACGATGGCCTTGAAGGTCTTGGATTCATCGCCATCCGGCGTGTAGGTGATGAGTTCTCCCCCCAGCTGCGAGACCATGAGCACGGAATCTGAGGGCATCGTTACTCCGTCACCACTTCGGCCCGACCGTCACGCAGATGGGCCTCGACGCGGTGCGCGGGCCAGCCGTCCACGTTCGGGCCGATGAGATCCCCGGCCTTGCACATCACGCCGCCCACGGCGACGCTGTTGACGGTCAGCCGCACGCGTGGGGCCGTCGCCTCATCGAGCGGTTGACTCGCCGCCGGCACGGGTACTGGTTTCGTCTTTTTCGCCTGTTTTGCCATACGTCCTCAGTCCGATCGTCAGGCGGAGCGGCGTACTCAGCCGCCCCGCCCGGCTGCGATTAGCTCAGCGTGGCGCGCGTGGCACAGGTGAAGTCGCCATAGCCGACGTTGTACCAGCCTTCGACCCAGGCCTGGACATGGTCGTGGGTTTTCGCCCACTCGCTGTCGAGCCAGAGGGTGTCGATCTTGACCGGCACTTCTTCCTGCCAGATAAACGGCTTCCGGCGGGCATCCACCCGGAACAGGTAGAGCTTGTCGGTCGCCGTCAGCTCGCCGCTGGGAATCACGTCGATGCTGATGCCCTGCTTGAAGACACCGGTCAACGGATTGTCCCGGCTGCCGCTGCCGGTGTTCAGCATGAGGGAGCTGGTGGCCGCAACGGCCGCGCCCCACATATTGATCGGCACATGCAGCTGAAACTTCCGCGCGGTGCCGTTCATCTTCCGGCCCTCGGTGTCGAGGTAGGTGAACTGATGTTGCATCATGGTCATGATGACATCGGCCATTTCGTTGGCCGTGGGTGCGGCGGGCGTGCCGACGTTGAGGACGGCGTAGTCGCCCGCGGCAATGTCGTTCTTGAACGCGCCGCTGTTGCCCCAGGCGTGGTCGGTGTCGAAGAAGTTCTGCCCGTCGAACGAGAGCCCGTTGGCGTTGATGAGGCTGATGCCCAACACGACCGGGTGGTCGGCGGCGACATCGGCCAGTTCACCCGCTCGCTTGAGCAGCTGCCCGGTCTGGTCCCGGCGCAGGTGCTCTTTCTTGATGCCGATGGTGTACTCGAAATACCGGTTCTTGATCTCGAAGTCGAAGGCGGGCAGCTCTTTTGCCTGGCGACCTCCGTCGTACTCCCTCATCTGCCCATGTGAGCCGAGGAACGGATACTGCTCCGAGGCCCGATCGCTGGTGGTGCGATCCATCAGATCTGTCAGGGCATTCTGCCCCGACAGACGCTGCTCGTATTCATAATAAAACGAGCCGATCAGCCCACGCGGTGAGAGGATTTGCGGTGTTCCCTGTCCCATATGCTCTGCCTCCTTGCTGAATGAACGCCGTGTTCCCGCCGTGGCGGGCCGATTCGGCCTTACGCCTTGCTGTTGACGATGTTATCCAATGCCGTCCGGATGGCCGGGAGCACGTTGGCCACGAGATCGTCCCGCAGCGCATCGGCGCTGGCCGGCGTGTCGGTCGGATCAGGAATGGCGGTCAGCATCTTCGCGCCGAACTCGACCACCACCCGCGTGCTCGCCTCGTGCCGCACAATGCGGCCGATCGGACTGTTACTGCCTTTGGTGAGGGTGAACGTGCCGTCATCCGAGGCATAGACGGTCTTGCCGATGTCGCCCACGCCGGAGACGCCGGTCACGGGCAGCACGATCCGGCCGCTGGTCCGCACGCGCACTTTGATGTCCCCGGCACTGCCGGCGGAATTGTCGGCCTGCTCTTCGGCAAAGCCGTGGAATTTGTCCCCCGCCACCAAGCCGCGGGCGTTGCCCGAGGAATCGCCCACGGCCGCGCCGCCATAAATCTTCGTGGTGGCGGCCACGGGCAGGGAGTTATACCCCTCGTTCTCAAATGTTCTCGCTGCATCGGTCGAAAGTGCCATGATCTCGCCTCCTGGTTCGCTGTCGTCTGGTTGCCTGCCGGTGCGGCCTGTTAGACCGCCGCCTCTTGCCGTTGCATGAAGGCCTGGTAGGCCTCAAATTTCCCGCCGAATTCCTGGCGCAGTTCCGGCGTGTGCTCCCAGTCGGCCTTCCACTTGGCCTCCCCGCTCAACGCCGGTGCGGGCGCCGGATCGGTCGCGCCCCCCACACTCGCAGGGGCGGCGGCGGTGATCTGGGCCAGCTTCCGGGTCTTGAACAGCCGGTCGGCTTCCTCGACCGGCGTCCCCAGCTCGATGAAGCCATCGCGCACGGTGCGTTCCTCGGCAGGCGCCTGCTCGCCCCAGACGGCCGCGAAGGCGTTCATGATGCCGGAGACGCGGGCACGTTCGTCGGTGACGCCTTTCGCGGCGGCCTTGTCGACATCGGCCTGAGAGAGAGACACTGCTTGCGGTTGTTGCTCTGGTGCCATGGATGCGTCCTCCTTTGGAGCGGCCAGACTGGCCAATAACGCCGGCACCAGATCATGCTGGGCCCAGCGGTTGAGAAAGGCGGTGAATTTCGCGGCGAGACTGTCGCCCCGATCGAACAGACCGCTCGGATTGGCCGCCGGATCGTCCACGACGTCGGAGGCGAGCAGCTGTTCGATGCGCGCCAACTTGGGCAACGGGCGCCCGGTGGCGTCTTGTTTTTGTGTGCCGTCATCATTGAGCTGGGCTTCAGCCTTGCCGCTGAACACAATGGAGGCTCCGAAGGCCGACGGATCGCGCTCCGCGAGCCCCAACACGTAGCTGTACAAGTCGCCCTGTGGCGCTTCTTTGGCCGATTCGCTCAGATGCAAATCCGCGAGAACCTGGTTGCCCACCTTGCGGAAGTGTTTCGTGCGCCCCAGGAACGTGCCCATCGATGTATTCGACGCGTTGGGATGATCGAAGCGTGATTTGATCCCTGCTTTGGCCTTGTTGCCGTAGCTCACGACCTGATCGAGCGTGATGCCGTCGACTTCCATGTCGTGCCCCAGCGCCGGGCCCTGCGTGATGACGGAATAGCCGTAAATGATGCCCTTGTCGCGGTCGACGGAGGGGTGCCCCTCGCGCAGTTCGATCCCTCGCGAGAGCGAGCCACGAAACCAGCGGGAGTCGGCGGCGAGGCCGAGGGCGGAGGCGAGGTCGTCGAGTTCCATCATGCGTTCGCTCCCACGGGTTCTTCTTCCGGCTGATCTTCCGGTTGGTCGGGTGTCGATGAGGACTTCGGGACGATGGGCTCTGCATCCTCAATGCCTAGCGTTTTCTTGAGATCCTGTTCACGCTTCCGCTGGGTGAGCACATCTTCCCAATCACGCCCCTGTGCGGCGCATTCATCGGCCAGCGTAGAGAGATTGGCATCGATCGCCCGCGTCGACGATTCAACTTCCTTGACGGGATCGACCCAGCCCCATCCCGGCGCGATCCAGATGGCGCGCAGCCACTCGTCACGGTCCTCGCCGATAAGGTCCACCGCAGGCAGATGCTGACGGAGCCAGGCTTCTTCCTGCACCATCTCCCACACCGGCTGACAGAAGTGCTGAATGAGCCATTGCTGATAGCCCTTGAAGAATTTACGGGCTTCCAACATGGCGGCGCGGGCGCTGGAATAATTCGTCCGGGAGAAGTCTTTCAGAACCAGTTCGAGCGGCAACCCAAGCGCCGCGCCGATGGAGCGCAGCACCATAAGCATGAAGGGCTCGAACATCTGCCCGGGCCCGTTCGGCTGCCCGAACTTGATGGACTGGCCGATGCCGAGATATTCGATCATGCCCGGCTCGACCTCTTGAATGCGTTGGCCCTGTGCGTTCGTCCCGGCGCTGTTGGCCTGCGCGGCTCCATAGGGGTCGTTGGTCTCAACGAAGGCCGAGAAGCAGGCGGCAATGCGGAGCGTGACGACGGCGGCTTCGACGGAATCCGCGAGATCCTTGAACGTGGAGAGCACCGGCGCGAAGAAGGGCTCGCCCCGGCTCTGCCCGGGCCGCTTGGTCCAAAACAGGTGCAGCACGTTCGGCCTTCCGTTGACGCGGTTGCGCGCGGGAATGCGCGTGAACGCGGCGGAGGACAGATCGCTGCGCGTGCCGGTGAGCCCGTTGAGAAACAGATCCCCCGGGTGCGTCTTGCGGACCCAATAGGCGATCGGTTGCCCCCTGGTCCCCAGCTCGATGCCGTCTCGAATGGTGGGATCGCTCAGCTTGTCGGAGGGTGTGGCGACGCGATCGGCTTCGATGACTTCCAGCCCGAGCCGGTACGGTCGCCAGGGCTCATCGGTGATCATGAGTGGCAGCACGAACAGTTCCCCGTTTTCGAGGATCTGGCGCTGCACGAGACTTTGCATGGCGTTGATTTCGAGGCGGCCCTGCGCATCGGCGAAGGGACACCAGCGCCGCCAGGCCCGTTCTGCGGCGCGCTCAAACAGGCGGGCTTCTGCCTCTGAAATGCCGAGCGATTCTTGATTCAATCGGCATTGCGGCTTGATGCCGGAGCCCACGGTATTGACGACCACCGTGTTCGTGATGGCCGAGGCGTAGGCGTCATTGCGGTTGAGGTCGCGGGACCGTTCACGGAGCGTCGGCAGATCGGCCAGGAGGTCGGCATCGGCTGAGCCCGCCCCCGGTCGCCAATCCCGCCGGATGCGGCTCTGTTCGGCCCCGCGATAGGCGCTCAAGACGGAGGTGGCCGCGCGGGCGCGCAACCGGCGCATGGCCCAGCCCGGCGCAATGGCGGCGATGGCGTGATCCACCGCCTGCCCGAACCGGGTCGACCAGTGAGCCGACTGCTGACGCGCGAGCACGAGGCGTTCGCCGTCACGCATTCGAGGGCCTCACAAAGCTGGCATAGGTGCGCGTAGGCCCCGAGGCCGAGGCGCCCCGGCGCAAGAGCAGATTCCGCTCGAGTTCCAAGAGCTGCGTGTAGTCGCGACGGATGCGGCGGCCGTTGATCTCGACTTCGATCGCGCCCCCGGCGATCAGCGCGTCATTGATCGCCGTTCGCACGTTGGTGAGCATCTCATCGACGGTCGGTTCAGCCATCTGCTTTCCTGCCCCAGAAAAACAAAATGGCCATGCAAAGAGGAACCAGGTTCCCCCTCACATGGCCTTCGGGTTATCCGAACGAGCCGAGTCCTATTTAGACTGCGAGCACATGCCGCTTTGCTTCCACCGGCTGCGCCTTGGGCGCGGTGCGCCGATCGATGAAGTCGCGGCGGGTGACCCCGCCGTCCCAACATTCGATCACGATCTGCCCGGTGAAATTCTTCGGCAACATGGCGATGTCTTTCTCAATCCAGTCGGGTAAATTCATGCAGGTTCGTCTATAGCACGTCAGCCGGCATCGAGCTAGGATCTTGTCTTTACGCCGGTAAAGTGGCGGGTTACTGCGCTTCCCTCCTGAGATATTCGCGCACAAATCGAACGAACTCTGCCCGAAGAATGTATGGATCACCGATATTATCTCTAAAAAACTCAAGCTTCCCTGATGTCATCCAGTAATAAACGGCCTGTCTGGACTCATGCAGCAAATCAGCGATGGATGCCGGAGAAAATGAGGGAAACGGCGGGATAATCACCACGGCCGGCTTCAATGCCGCTGGTACTGAGTCGGCCTTTGGCGGTGCAGCGGCTGGCGCTTTCTGTGATTCGCGAGACCGTCCGATCCATCCTGGTTTCCGTGCATTCCATGTCACCGTCTGTTGACCCATCCGCCCCGTCTGGGCGTTCCGCTGTGGTCGGTTCCGCTGCGACTCACCCATCCGCCTGGCCGTTCGTCCCGAGCAGGCGGCGACGCCGGTGACGCCGTGAGCTGATCACGCAGTCGTTCTAGATTCGCGCCCTGTCTGGTGACCATCCACATCAGCGCCGCATAGGCGTACACGTTCAGGTCGAGGGCTTCGTTGCGTTTCCCCGCGGGCAGTTCCCAGGCGTGGTATCGGACGCCCATCTTCATCCGTTCGGTGAGGCGTTCCGCGACCACTTGCTTGAAGTAGTCTTCCTCGTAGCTCATGGGCCAGTGATAGCAGCCGGCGCCGCGATCGGTTTTCTTGAGCCGATCGTAGATGGTGCTCTTCGCGGTGTCGGTCCCAAGCATGATGAGCAGCACGCCATGCTGTTTGACCGTGGGATTGTTCACCAGCGGCGCGCCGCGCTCGCTGGAGCCCTTGATCGCGTAGATATTCCGCATCTGACGCGGCCTGACGAACGTGTAGACCTCATTGGTCCGGTGGCTGGAGTCGATGAACGTGCAGGCAATGGGCAATCTGACGCCATTCGGGAGCGTCCACTGCTGCTTCAGATACTCATCGAGCAGCCGCCAAGCGTTGGGCTTTCCCGGCGGATCCGGCACGGCCGGATTGAATCCCGGCTGATCGATGGTGCCGTGGAAGACTTTGTGTTCGATGCCCCAGTTTTCTTCCCCGATACCCCAGCCCTTCACCTCAATTTCTAGCCGTTCCGGGCTTTCCTGCACATCGACTCCGGCGGTGAGCACGCCGACGCCATCCGGCACGCCATGATAGTCCTCGCGCCGATGATAGAGATGCTCGTGCTCGAGCTGGGTGCCGAGCTTGACCTTCCAGGTCTCGGCGAGTTTGGTATTGACGAACACCTTGAACTGCGCCGGGTCGTCTTTTTCCCGCAGAAACTGCCCGATGATCTCCTGCCAATTTTCGAACGCGGAACAGAGGGCGTTGTGCCAGAAGCCCGCAATCCCGGTAAAGCGAGCCTGCGCCGTCCAGCGTCCACGCAGGTTCATCGCGCGCTTGAATCGGTGTTCGATGGGATACTCGCAGAACCGGCAGATGTACCGGGCCTGATCGGGCCGATGGTGGGCGCTATGCCAGCGGTCCTGATGGTCCGGTGATGGCCATTTCAGCTGCGCCCACTTGAGTTCCTGATAGGTGCCGCACTCCGGGCAAGGCACTTCCCACACGCGCTGATCGGATTGCTGGTAGGCATTGTCGATCTCGCTGGTTCCTTCCACGGTGGGCGAGGAGACCAGGATGATTTTTCGATCTGGGTAGGTGGAGGTGCGTCGGACCATGAGGGAGATCGGACTGCCTTCGTCGCCTGCATTGGCTTCGAAACCGTCGACGTCATCGCCGATCACGACGCGCTGTGGCGTCATGCGAAATCCGCGCGGGCTATTCGCGCCGACGAGCTTGAGATTGCCGCCGGAAAACCGTTTGCGGAGGATGGTGCTGTTCGCATCGCGCGAACGGCTTTCCCAGACTTTGCCGCGCAGGGCCGGCGTGTCGCGTATCATCGGCTGGAGAATGTCTTTGGAATAGTCTTCGGCGGTCTCGAGGGTCTGCTGGGCATACATGATGCGGCACGGCTCCTGATCGATGTAGTACCCGATGATGTTGTTGATGACTTCGGTCCCGCCGACCTGCGTCGGTTTTTTGTAGACGACCTGCTCGATCAGCGGATCACAGGCCGCGTCCATGATCGCCGTGAGGTACGGCGCGGTGTCGTTTCGCCACTTTGCCGACGCTCCGCCGTCGCGGCTCAGGTACCTTTTTTGCTCTGCCCACTGGCTGATCGTGAGCTTCGGCGGCGGATGCATCTGCCGAATGATCGACTGAATCACCGTCGTCACCCGCTCCGCTGGCGTCTCCAGGATCGATGACAGGGTCATAGGCGGCGAGCACCTGCAACACTTCCCGGACCTTGCGCTCGGCGATCGAGACGACGCGGACACGCACGTCCGGCTCGTCGATCTCGCGCCCGATCTGCGCCGGCAGCCCGAGCAAATTGGTGCGCTGGTTGAGAATGACGCTTTCGAGCCCGCGCCGCACGAGCATCACCTCGACGACGGAGGCCTCGAGCTTGGCGACTTCGATCTCCGCCCGCCTCGCTTCGGCTTTCGCCCGGCGCCGGGCCAAATCGGTGACGGACTCGGCGGATTGTGACGTCAGGATCTGGCGGGCCTGATCGTTCTTCAGCCACTGGAACACCGCCGGCAGATGGTACTCGTTCGCATCGGTCCCGCCGGTCCGCTTCTTCGCGATCGGCAGGCCGCGCTGCTCCATCTTGATGAGACCGTTGACCGTGATGCCGACGATCTCTGCGATTTTGGAGCGCCCCTTGATGATCAGCTCTGACATTCACACCACACCCATCACCACAACCACCACCACCAACCTATGAACCCCATCCCTAGACCAAAACCGCGAGCACGCGGCCC